AATTCAGGAACATGATATGGAATATGAGTATCGCTTATTATCAAAACAGACTTATAGATCATAAGTCTTTAATACAACTATTTCGTGAGTAAGTAAAGTAATTGACCTAAAACTAAAAGACCAACAGCACCTAGACCATATAAGATTCTGTCTATGTCTTGCTTCATATGATGTAGATGATTTTTAATTATTAGATCAATCTTTTGATTTACTAATTTAATTCTACCATCTATCTCTACAAATTTTTCTTTATTAGTTTTCATTTTTTTTTCTTTCTTCGTAAGTCTGTATCATG